CCAGCCCGTCGCCTCCCCGGGGCCTCTCGTCGTCGACCCGGCGCGCACCGTCCAGCACGGCCTCGGCTTCGTCCCCCTCGTCTGGGTGCGCAACCTTCCCGGCCCTTCCTGGTCCCTTGACCCCGCCGACGGCGCATCCACCTTCCGCGCCGCCATCGAGACCTCCATCGAGATCGACTACCAGCTCTCCCAAGCCGGCCGCGGCCTGAAATACAGCTCCGACCCGACCCTCCTCATCAAGGAGCCCGCCGGTCTCGACAGCGAGATCGTCAAGGGCGCCGGCAACGCCCTCATCGTTTCCGAAAAAGGCGATGCCAAGCTGCTTGAAATCGGCGGCACCGCCGCTGCCGCCGTTATCGAATACGTCCGCACCCTGCGCGAATTCGCCCTCGAAAGCGTTCATGGCAACCGCTCCGATGCCTCCCGCCTGTCCGCCGCCACCTCCGGCCGAGCCCTCGAACTCATGAACCAGGGCCTGCTCTGGCTGGCCGACAACCTGCGCACCTCCTACGGCGAGGGCGCCTTGCTCTCCCTCGCTCGCATGGTCCTGCGCGCCAGCACCCGCTACCGCCTCCGCATCGCCGGCCAGGATGCCCCCGCCCTCGACCCCAACGCCCCGGTCTCGCTGATTTGGCCTCACTGGTATCCCGCTACCTCCGAGGACCGCCAGCGTGACGCCCAAACCTTGACCACCCTCACCGCCGCCGGCCAGCTCAGCCGCGAGACCGCCCTCAAGGCGCTTGCCAGCACCTACGACATCGCCGACATCCCTGCCGAACTCGCCCGTATTCGCGCCGACGCCGACCTGCCCAGCCAACCCCGCAAAGGCCCATGACCGACACCCCCGACCAGCCCATCGACGCTCCCACCACCGAAGCCCTTCAACGCCAGCTCGCCGTCGCCAATGGCCGCCTCATCCATGCCGAGATGAAGGCCCACGCCATCCGCGCCGGCATCATCGATCTCGACGGCCTCAAGCTGCTGGATCAGTCCGCCCTCAAGCTCGACGAGAACGGCAACATCGACGGCGCCGCTGCCCTGATGGATCAGCTCAAGCGCGACAAGCCCTGGCTCTTTACCAAACCCAACAGCAGCCACCCCGCCCAACCCCCGGCCCCGGAGCCGGCAAAACCGCGCATGGCCAAGGACATGACCTACCGCGAATGGCAACTCGCCCGGGAACGCCTGCTCCGAGGCCGCTGAAGCTTCATCCGGCTGAATGGGATCACTGCCCTTCGACTTCGTAGCCGAGCTTCTAATCTCCCAGTTTCGCACCTCCCCGGACTGCCCCATCCAGTCCCGGACCTGGTCTGGCCACTGCCGCCCCCAGCACGCCGATCAGTTCCGTCAGTTGCGCCCACGATAAATCGGCGCCCGCCGCCATCCCGACCTCCACCACTCCTAAGGAACCCACATGGGCATCCAGAACTTCCCCCTCGCGCTCCAGCCCATCATCCAGCAGGGCTTCCTCGAGCGCGAGTTCCAGCAGGCTCTCGCCTCCCGCCTCGGCTACCGCGCCGTCGTCGACCGCGAGGACTTCTCCGTCGGCATCGGCGAGACGCTCACCAAAACCCGCGCCGGCCTGAAGCCCTCCGTCACCACCCCGCTCGCCCCCAACACCAACACCAACCTCGATAATGGCCTCACCCCCACCACCTGGGGCGTCGAGCAGTACACCATCTCCATCAATCACTATGCCGCCACCACCGACCTAAACATGGTCACCTCGCGCGTCGGCATCATGGGCCAGTTCCTGCAGAACGCTTACACCAACGGCGAGCAGGCCGCCCGCTCCCTCGACGAACTCGCCCGCAACGCCCTGTTCGCCCCCTATTTCGGCGGCAACACCCGCGTCCGCATCACTCTTGCCGCAACGGGACCCGCCATCGCCGTGGACGACATCCGCGGCTTTCAGACCGTCTTCGTCAACGGCGTGCAGTCCCCGGTCGGCGGCACCACCTCTCTCACCGTCACGGTCGGCGCCAACTCCTACACCCTGATCGGCGCCGCTCCCGACGTCAGCAACGTTTCCACGGCGCCCGGCGGCGTGTCTGGCACGCTCACGTTCAACGCCAGCGTCACCGTCGCCGACGCCACCGCGGGCAACGCCGTCCAGGCCGCCAACGCCTCCGTCGTCATCCGTCCCAACGGCGCGCTCACCACCGCCGCCCTCGCTGTCGGCAGCACGCTCCAGATGGCCAACCTGCTCGACGCCGTTGCCAAGCTTCGCCTGAACGCCGTCCCCGAGATCGACGGCGTCTACAACTGCTACCTCGACCCCGTCAGCGCACGTCAGCTCTTCGCCGATCAGGACTTCCAGCGCTTGTTCCAGGGCGCTACCTCGGCCAACCAGGTCTTCAAACAGGGCATGGTCAACGACTTCCTCGGCCTCCGCTTCATCCCCACCACGGAAGCCTACGTCCAGCCCCACCCCACGCTGCCCGGCGCAGTCATCCGCCGCCCCATCATCTGCGGCAAGGGCGCCCTCATCGAAGGCGACTTCGCCGGCATGGGCGCCGAGGACGTCGCGCCCAAGGACAGCATCGTCAGCATCGTCGACGGCATCGCCATGGTTACCCGCGAGCCGATCGATCGCCTGCAGCAGATCATCGCCCAGTCCTGGTACTGGATCGGCGGCTTCTGCGCCCCCAGCGACACCACCACCAACCCGACCGTCATCCCCACCGCCACCAACGCCGCCTACAAGCGCGCCGTCATGGTCGAACACGTAGGCTGAGCCTCAGGAGCGCCAGCCCATGATCACCGATCCCGACAAAACCGACGCCCGCCGCTTCTGCGGCTACCCCGCCTACGGCGCCGGCAACGCCGGCAACATCGGCTGGCGCTTCTACCAGGCGTACGGCGCCCTCGAGTACCGGCTGAACAATCTCAGCCCCGCCGAGGAAGCCGTCCTGGGCCAGCACCTCACGACCTTGCGCAGCTTCGAACTCGCCATCCCCGCCGCCGCCGGCAACCTCGATACCTCGGCCGCCGCCGTCTGGACCCGCAACCCCGACGAAATCCGCGACCGCCAGCGCCTCGAACAGTCCTGGGGCCGCCGCCTCTGCGCCTTTCTCGGCATCCCGCCCGGACCCGGCCTCGCTTCCACCGCCTCCGTCCCGCTCATCGTCTAGCTCACCATGCAAGCCGACCGCCTCCAAGACCGCATCTCCCGCGGGCTCGGGGCCGCAGCGCGTCACATAGGTCTTTCCTACGACGCCTTCCGTCCTTCCGGCCCCTCCACCCCGCTGGCCTCCAGCAACCGCTATCTCCGCCTTTCAGCCGCCTTCAACGCCGAAGACCCACGCTTCCAACGGCCCTCCGGCTACGCACGGGCAACCTGGTTCGCCATCCTCGACAGCGCCTACACCCGGCCTGGCGATTACCTAGTCGGGCCGAGAGCCACCTTCTTCATCGCCGCCCAGCAATCCCTGCTGCCCATCCTCTGCGTCCAGACCAACCGCACCGTCACCATCTCCCGCCCTGCAGCGCCGGACGCCCTTGGCATCAACACCTACGGCGGCACGACTCTCGCCACCGCGCGGCCCCTTCTCACTGCCTGGCCCGCCTCGATCCTCGCCAGCGGCGGCGGATCGGCCGGCGACCTGCCCGGCGACTCGCGCCTGCCCTGGTGGTCGATCCTCCTGCCCGCCGCGCCCGCCACGCTCCGCCCCGCCGACCTCGTCCAGGACGACCTCGGCCGCACCCACGTCATCGCCTCCGCCGAGCTCACCGACCTCGGCTGGCGCCTTACCGCCAAACAGGCCGCTACCTGATGCCCGACCAGTCAGACGTCGAAACCGCCCTCGCCACTCTCGCCGCATCCGCCATCTACCCAAATGGACCCCTTGCATCCAGCACCATCGGCAGCTTGACACGTATCTACCGGGGATGGCCTAACGCCGCCGCCCTGGATGCCGACCTTGCTGCCGGACGCATCAACATGACCGTTTTCCCGGTCACTGGCAGCATCCGCGACACCACCCGCTACTCCCCCGATTGGCAGGCTGCCTCAGCCACGCCCACCCTCATGGCCTCCATCCTTGGCGACACCGTCACCTTCACCGGTTCGGCAGACCCGGGCCAGCTGGCCGGCCTCCGCATCGCCGCCACGACCTACGTCCATCGTATCGGTCCAAATGAGACGCTCGCACTCGTCGCCGCTATCCTCGCCGTCGCTGTTGCCGCTGACCGCCCCGCTTTATCCGCTGGCCCCTCAATCACAATTCCAGGTGCAACCGACCTGCTCGCCCGCACCGCCATCGACACCGCCGCCACCTCCGACCTGCGCCGCCAACTCCAGACCTTCCGCATCACCGCATGGTGCCCAACCCCTGCCACCCGGGACACCGCCACCGCGACCGTCGACGCCACCTTCGCCGCCACGCCCTTCCTCACCGTGACCGCGGCCGCAACCCCCACCGACACCGCCGCCTGCCGCCTCCGCTACGTCTCCACCACCACCTTTGACCAGAGCCAGGACGCCGCTCTCTACCGCCGCGACCTCCTTTACTCGGTCGAGTTCCCAACCCTCGCCTCGACCCTCCAGCCCTCCATGCTCTTCGGCATCGCCCGCTTCGCCGAGGGCGCCAACACCACCACCCTCACCTCCTGACCGGAGCCTCCATGGCAACCATCCTCGTCGTCACTAGCGCCTTCGGGCCGCACGCGGTGGGTGACCTCATCACCGACACCGCGGAGGTCGGACGGGTTCTCGCCTCCGACCACGCCCACTCCACTGTCCGCATCGCCGCGCAGGAGCACTGATCGAATGCCCATCGTCCAGCAAGGCGCCCTGAACACCACCGCGCTCGTCGTTCCCGACCTTTACGTCCAAATCGTTCCGCCCCAGAACCTCGTCCTGAACGGCGTCCCCACCAACCTGCTCGGCGTGGTCGGAACCGCCACCTGGGGACCGGTCAATCAACCCGTCGTGGTCGCGACCATGGCTGACTACGCCCGCACCTTCGGCCCGGTCATGCCGCGCAAGTACGACCTCGGCACCCCCGTCGCCACAGCCGTGCAGCAGGGCGCCAGCAACTTCCGCTGCGTCCGCGTCACCGACGGCACCTTCTACGTCGCCGGCGCCTACCCGCTGCAGCTCACCGCGCGCTACACCGGCAGCCTCGGCAACCAGATTGCCCTGGCCATCACGCCGGGCTCGCAGGTCTCCACTTGGCGGCTCACCATCGGTGTGCCTGGCCAAGCGTCTGAAACCTTCGACAACATTGCCGCATCCACGCCGGCGGCCTTCTGGGCAAATCTCGCTAGGGCGGTGAACAACGGCAGCTCTGCACTTCGCGGGCCCAGCCAGCTCGTGGTCGCCAGCCTCGGGACCGCAACTGCCACCGTGCCGGCCGCTCTCGCCAATCAAACGCTGCTGGGTGGGACCGACGGCGCGGCAGCCGTCAACGTAGCATCCCTCGTTGGTCAGGACACCCTACCTCGCAGCGGTATGTATGCTTTGCGCGGCCAGGGCTGCAGTCTGGCCCTTCTCTCTGACGCCGACGACCCGGCGCAGTATACCATCCAGGCCAGCTTCGGATTATCCGAAGGCATCTACATGGTCGCCACTGGCCCGCTCGGCGACACAATGGCCAACGCCATCACGACCAAGCAAGCCGCCGGTCTCGACAGCTACGCCGTC